TTGTACGGCTTCGCAGCGATCCGGCCGGAATGGGCCTCGATCGTGGCGGACGTGCTGTAACGAGTCTCCTCCGGGGCTGTGCTTGGGGCCGGGGGAACCCGGCTCCCTTTTTGGGAGTTGCAATGCGCGCATCCTTCATCCCGCCGAACCAGAACGGCCGCAATTTCACTGCGCCGTATGTCTTCGTCGAGTATCCGAAACACGTGACGCTGGCCGATGGCTCGGTGATCACCGTGAACAACGCCGACGAGGAAGCTGCGGCGACCGCGAAGGACGAACCGGCCGACGAGCGTGCGACGCTGCTCGAACAGGCTCGCGGGCTTGGGCTGTCCCCGCATCCGCTCACCGGCGTCGCCAAGCTGCGCGAAGCCATTGCCGCGGCGCAGGCGTAGTCATGGCCAGTCCCGTTCCGCAGACTCCGCGCGATCTGATCAATCTCGCGCTGAAGACGGCCAACGTCCTCGGCGTGGGTCAGACCGCGGCTGCGGAGGACATTAACGACTGCTTCAACCTTCTCAACATGCTGATGGCGCAGCTGCAACGCCGTCGGTACATGATCTACGAGCTTGTCACGGTCTCGAAGCAGGGCACCGGCGCACTGTCCTATACGGTCGGCCCGGGCTGCGATTTCGACGTGCCGCGGCCGGCAAAGCTGGAATCGGCGTTCTTCCGCCAGAACCAGAACACGCCGCTGCCGGTCGATTATCCGCTTGAGATTCTTCGCGCGCGCGAGGACTACAACCGGATATCGATCAAGAACCTGAATTCCTTCCCGCGCTACGCGTTCTACGACGCGGCGTATCCGATCGGCAACGTCTTCATCTGGCCGCTTCCGAGCAACCAGTACGAGATTTTCCTGACCGTGATGCAGCAGCTGCAGCAGTTCCAGAACCTGAGTGATGCGATCGCACTGCCGCCTGAATACAGTGCGGCACTGATGTGGAACCTGACGCTCGAACTGTATCCGTTCTATGGCCTGCCGGTCAGCCCGGTTGCCGAGAAGAAGGCCGCGGCGTCGCTGTCGATCATCGAGGAAGTGAACGCGCAGATTCCGCGCCTGCAGATGCCGATCGCGCTGCAGGGCAATAACACGGGCACATACAACATCTACGGCGACTTCTATATCGGGAGTTCGCCGTAATGGCCAAGTTCCCGCTCATCACCGGCGCTTACTCTGCCAAGAGCCTTGTCGCGGAGGCGCAGCGGTGCGTGAACCTGTATGCCGAGCAGAACCCGAAGGATTCGCCGTTCCCGTTCACCTACTACCCGACGCCGGGCCTTACCCTGAAGGCGACGGCTACACCGTCATTCGGCACCGGCTGGCGCGCGCTGTGGTTTGCATCGAACGGCAAGCTGTATGGCGTATGCGGCGCTACGGTGTTCTCGATCGACTCATCGTTCAAGCTCACGAACCTGGGCGACATGGCGACCGACAGCGGCCCGGTGGATATGGTCGACAACGCCAATTTCGTCGTGATCGTCGATGGCACCAGTGCCGGCTACACGATCGATCTGACCGATGACAAGTTCGCGGCCATCACCGACGGCGCGTTCGCTGGCGGCAATACGATCGGCTTCGTCGACGGGTTCCTGGTGCTGAACATGCCCGGCACGCGAGAGTGGTACATCTCGCTGAACGATGAAGTGTCGTTCGACGCGACCGACTTTGCTTCGAAGTCAGGCTTCTCTGACACTCTGGTCGGCGTTGCAATCGCGAAACGCTACATCTACCTGATGGGCGCGGAAACGATCGAAGTATGGTTCAACGCGGGTGACGCGACCTTTCCATTCGAACGCCTGCCGGGCGTTTTCATGCAGCACGGGTGCGCGGCCGCAGGCTCTGTCGCGCAGATGGACGGCGAAATCTACTGGCTTGCGCAGTCTCCGCAGGGCAACTGCTATGTGAACCGCACATCGCAGTTCAACGCGACGCAGATTTCGACCTTCGCGCTCGATAACGAGCTTGCGACATACCCGCGCATCGACGATGCGATCGGCTTCACGTACCAGATCGAGGGGCACTTCTTCTACGTGCTGACCTTCCCGACCGCGGACAAGACCTGGCAATACGACCTGTCCACGCAGCAGTGGAATGAACTGAACTGGATCGACGGCGACGGCGCGCTGCACCGGCACCGCGCAAACTGCTATGCGTCGGCCTACGGCATGCCGATCGTCGGCGATTGGGAGAACGGCAACCTGTATCTGTGGGACGTGAACGCGTACACGGACAACGCCAACCCGATCCCGCGCATCCGCTCGTTCATGCACAGCGTCGACGACAACAGCGACCGCATGCGCTACCGCGAGTTCATCGCGAACATGGAAGTCGGCAACGGGACCGGCACATATGACCCGGTCCCGGTATTCCTGCGCTGGAGCGACACGCGCGGCAAGTCGTGGGGCAACGCCATCAGCATCAGCCTCGGCATGGAAGGCGAATACATCACGTCGCTGCAGTATCAGCGGCTCGGCATGGCGCGCGATCGCGTGTTCGAACTGTCGTGGTCGGCGCCGGTCAAGACCGCGCTGCTGGGTGCGTGGACGCAAGCGGAGTCGAACAACCAATGAGCACGCCGCCGACCTCCACGATCCAGACCGATGTGCCGCTGGTCAACGTGCCATTTGTCGACCTGAAGACCGGCGTCGTCACCGAAACGTGGTTCCTGTTCCTGATCCAGCTATTCCGGCGCTCCGGCGGCTCGAGTGGCATTCCCCCGAATAGCCTCACCGTCGCCGATGTTCTCGCGCTCGAAGAACTCTTTTCGCCGGCAGGATCTGGCTCCGAGAATGAGTTTGAGATGGAAATGGCGTTCCCGCCGATAGTGCCCGCGCAATACCTGCCGGACTCGACTTTTGCGCCTGCTGCAGATACCGGCTACGCACAATCGGCCGGCGCGGTAACGCTTGGCGCATCGCCAGCGACCTACGTAGCGAGCTACCGCCAGGGATTCCATATCACCGGGGGCACCGTGTCGGCGCTTTCGATGCAGCGCGGCGCCACCGTCCTGCCGCTCGCACCAGGATCGCAGATCGTCGAGTTGAGCCCCGGGGACGCGGTGACCGTTACGTATTCAGTCGCGCCGACCGTGACCATTTTGCCGAGGTAGAGCATGCAGCGCATTCCGAAATCCATCCCTGCGGCGCAACTCACTATCTCTCCGGTGCCGTATTACACGGCGAACCCGGGTGTGACGGCGACGATCAATAACCTGTCTCTGACCAATACCAGCGGCGCACCCGTCGCGGTGTCTCTCTTTCGCGTTCCGTCGGGTGGGACGGCGGTCGCAGGAAACACGATTCTGTCGGGCTTCTCGATCGCTGCCGGCCAGACCTATGTTCCGCCGCAGGCGATCGGCCTGCAACTCGATCCCGGCATGACGCTTCAGGCGCTTGCCGCAACCGCAACCTCAGTAACCATCGCCGGGGGCGTCTACGAGACCTCTGGATCACCTTCGTAAAGGAGCATTGAAATGCCCAACTATCTCGGTACTGCAACGGACGAACTGGTTGTCGCTTCGCTGACCTTCAAGGGTACGCCCGGCGACAAGGTGACGCAGATCTATCGTCTCGCGTTGACGATCTCGCCGGCAGCAGTGGCAGCGAACACGACCGCCGAACAGACGTTCACGCTGCCCGGCATCGCGGTGGGCGATGTGGTCTATGTCTCGAAGCCGACCGCGCAGGCCGGCCTCGGCATCGTCAATTGCCGCGTGAGCGCCGCCAACACGCTCGCGATCACGTTCTCGAACAACACGGCGGGCAGCATCACGCCGACCGCTGCCGAGACGTATCAGGTGGGCGGTATCCGCTGATGCGCAATTTCCATCTGCTCGCGAGCGGCGTGGACGTCAATCCGCTGGTGCTCGCCATCAAACGGCGCCCGGAGTTGTGGCAGGAGGACACGTTCCTTCGCCACTACCCACAGGGGCCGTTTGGCGAGACGGAAACGATCATGCTGCGCTTCCCGGAGAAGGTCGAAGGCCTGACCGAGGAGCAGATCGAGGCGTACAAGCAGAACCAGCTTGCCGGATACGACCAGTACGAAGCGGTCGACTACCCGCCGTACAAGCTGCTGCACGAAGCGCGGCCGATCGTCATGAACCTGATGGCGCGCGTCGCGGGCGAGCGTCTTGGCCGCGTGATGATCAACAAGATCGTGCCCGGCGGGCGCATCTTCGAACATGCCGACACGCCCGAGCAGACGCGCTATTACACACGTTTTCATGTGGTGCTGCAGGGCTTGCCCGGCGCGGTGCTGAAGTGCGGCGACGAGCAGATCAGCATGACCACAGGCGATTGCTTCTGGTTCGACAACAGCCAGGTGCATTCGGTGGTGAACAACAGCTCGTCCGACCGCATCAGCATGGTCGTGGATATCAGGACCTCGCGATGATCACTTTCGACATCGAACCGTTCAGCCGCGTCTACGACGAGATGCGGCCGCTGCTCGAGAAGCACTACGCGGAAATCTCGACGCACAAGGATCACGGCGTGCCGCTCGATCCGCAGGTCGAGGCATACCGCGCGCGCGAGGCGGACGGAACGCTGCTGATGGTGATCGGGCGCGAGATGGGGCAGATCGCCGCGTACTTAGTGTGTTTCATCGCGCCCGCGTTGCATTACCAGTCGTGCCTGACCTGCTCGCCGGACATCTTCTACGTCGAGCCGAGCCGGCGCGGTCTGGAGATCGGCGCGCAGATGTTTCGGTTCACCGAGCAGGAATTGCGGCGCCGCGGCGTCAAGCGCTGGGCGGTGGGCAACAAGGTGCAGTTCGAGGCGGCCGCAGGTGCGCTGTTCCGCGCGCAAGGGTTCGCGCCGGTCGAAACGATCCACGAAAAATGGCTTTGAGGGGTGATCTATGGTTGCAGCAGCGGTAGGCGTCGGTACGGCGGTCGCGGGTGTGGCGGGTTCGGCCATATCCGCCAATGCTGCATCCAGTGCGGCAGACACGCAAGCCGCGGCAGCAAATAACGCCGCTGGACTGCAATGGCAGCAGTTCCAGCAGCTGATGCAGAACCAGGCTCCGTATATGCAGCTTGGCTCCAGCGCGATTCCGCAACTGCAGGCGCAACTTGGCAAGCTCGGCAATATGCAGTTCTCGTTCAATCCGACCGAGCAGCAGCTTGAGCAGACGCCTGGCTATCAGTTCACGCTGCAGCAGGGACTGAAGGGAGTCGATAACCAGCTTGCCGCGAAGGGGTTGAACCTGTCTGGCGCGCAGGCGAAGGGTATTGGTCAGTACACGACCGGCCTCGCCGACCAGACATACCAGCAGCAGTACCAGAATGCGCTCCAGAACTTCATGACGAACTATGGCGCCCAGTCGGATCAGTACAACCGCCTTTCGGGTCTCGTCGGGCTGGGACAGAATTCGGCGGCCGGCGTCGGCAATGCGGGGCTCCAGACGGCGAATACTGCGGGCAATTTCCTGACCTCTGGCGCCAACGCGCAGGCGGCAGGCATTATCGGCAGCGCAAATGCGATAAACGGCGGCCTGAGTTCCGCTGCGCAGGGCGGCCTGCTGTATTCGTTGCTGGGTAACGGCGGCGCCGGTGGCGCGGGCCCGAATACGATCTACGGCACGACTGCGTCCGGCAATCCTATCTACTTCCAGTAGGGGATGACATGCCTATCGATCCGACTATCCCTCTGCAAGTCCAAGGTCCGCAACTCGGGCTGCAGTCATTGCAGCAACCCTTGCAGACTGCCTCTGGCCTGCTGTCGCTGCGCCAGAACCAGATGCAGCTGGCGGCCAACCAGGCCATCTCGCAGGCCTACGCGCAGTCCGTGAACCCGGACGGGTCGGTCGACTTCAACAAGCTGCAGTCGCTTGCCGCTCAGAACGGCGCCGGCGCATTCCTGCCGCAGTTCATGGGCCAGATCGCGCAGCAACGCAACTCGCAGCTGCAGTACGACACCGGCAAGCTGGATCTTGCGCTGAAGCAGCAGCAGGGCATCCGCGGCATGATCGGCTCGCTCGCGGTCGATCCCGACATCGGCAAGACGGACATGTCGACGAAGATCGCCGGCCAGATTTCCGACGCCGTGCAGTCGGGTCTCCTGCCGCTAGATCAGGGCATCCGCGAGATTCAGTCGATTCCAGGTGATCCCGCCGGTCAGGCATCGTGGATCCAGAACCACCTGATCAACTCGCTGTCGGGCGAGGCGAAGCTGCAGGCGGTCATGCCGCAGGCGGTGACGGCCGATACCGGACAGGGCACCGCGTTCTTCAACCGCAATGCGCTCACGGGCAGCATGACGCCGAACGGATTCGTCGCGCGCGGCATGACTGCGGCAGACCTCGCGGCGCCGAAGACGATCACGATGCCGGACGGCTCGCAGCGGCAGGTGACGACGCAGCAATGGCTGCAGATGCAGAGCGGCGCAGCAGGCGCGCCGGGCGGCTACACGGGCCGCAACGATGGCAGCAGTGCTCCGGCAGCCGGCCCGGGCACGCTATCCGCGCTCGGTCCGGGCCAGCAGACGGCTCTTGCGGCGCAAGCCGGCACGTCGAACACGGCCGCGCAGACGCTTCACGACGCCGCCGCCGATGCGCCGATGCGCCTCAACCTGCTAGAGACCGCGCGCGACCAGCTTTCCAACATCACCACCGGCCCCGGCACCGACTGGCGCAACACGCTCGCGAGCGCTCTGCAGGCGACTCCGGGCCTCGGCGATGCGCTGAAGGCGATGGGCGTGACCGATCCTTCGAAGATCGCGAGCTACGACGAGTACAAGAAGATCCTGACGAACTACGCTTCGTCGGTCTCGGGCTCGCTTGGCACCGGCACGGATGCGCGCCTGAATGCCGCGGTGACAGGCAATGCGAACCCGGGAATCTCGAATCTGGCGAACGCCGACATCCTGACGAAGACGATCGCCGGCGAGAAGATGCGCGCGGCACAGGACTATGCGTTCCAGAACTCGGGCCTCACGACCGACCAGTTCAACAAGTGGCAGTCGCAGTGGAACAAGGCGGTCAACCCGGATGCGTTCGTGTTCACGTCGATGAATCCGCAGCAGCAGCAGGC